TCGAGGCAAAACTGGCTCAGAACGATGCGATACTGTCAGACTGGAATTTAGAATCAGTCAGAATGGGCGGTCAACCTAACGATCTCGGACTCCACCATGATACGAACCCGATGGGACAAAGCCCTAACCCTCCTGGCTCCGGTGTCCCGATGTCTCAACTCGAATCAGTGGGCCGAGGAGAGCTCGGTTATTACAACGTTCAACCCTCAAAATATACATCAGGAAGTTCATTTGCTCCTGGATGGGAAGCGAAAGCCAAAGAAGGGATGCAAGAGTGGCGGTTACGTCCTGGGTTCTATGTCTCAATGCCCTACTCAGATGAAGGAATCGGAGAACAGCTCTCGCAAATGTCTCCGCGGGAAAAGATGCAGATGATTATCGCGAACGCAGGTCTCTATGGTCCTGGCTATGCGTCTGATGCAGTCAACTACTTCGTGTTCGGGATCGAACCGAGAGGAAAATATCGTTCAGTGGCAGAAAAAGGTATAGATCCCCGTTGGGGTATTCGGTCAAAAGCCGAAGGCATGATGAAACGGTTCCGTGACCAGATCAGAGGTGCACAATAATGTGGAAGGAGGTGAAGAAATATGCGTCGAAGGTTCAGAGGTCGAGGAAGAAGGCGCCGTGGCGGCCGTTCGCGGCGTCGGCGATTCGGGCGAAGAGGAATGCGGTTACGAATCGGCTACCGTATGTAAGGTGTAAGGCGTGTTATTAGATGCTCTGCAAAAACCCCTACCGGAAAGGCCCTCAGTACTATGGTTGCGGTCAGTGTCAGAACTGTCGGATAAACCGGTCACGGGAATGGATAGGCCGGATGTTGCTCGAATCACGGGAGCATCCGGCTTCTTCATTTTGGACCCTGACCTACGATTCACGATACGAGGGTCCTCTAGTACTTCAAAAGCGCCACGTTCAGCTCTTCATCAAAACAGTCAGAAACAAACTGGGGAAGTGTAGATTCTACGCAGTAGGAGAATATGGAGATAAATCATGGAGACCCCATTATCACGTAATATTGTTCGGGATCGGCATGGAAATGTACTACAAGGTGGCGAGTTACTGGCCGTTCGGGTTTGTGCATGTCGGGGAAGTAAACCCCAAGACCATTCAATATATATGTGGATATGTCGTGAAGAAGATGACGAATTCCAAAGACAAGAGACTACAAGGCCGAGGGCCGGAATTCTGCTTGATGTCTCGGAAAGGAGGGCTAGGATCGCGGGCCGTGGACAGGATGGCTACAGCATATTCCTCAACGCGTGGAAAAACAGCGCTTGCAGAGGAAGGATCAGTTGGAAACAGATTCAGAGTCGGTGGGAAATGTTACCCGTTCGGGAGCTACTTAAAAAGGCGGTTAAGCTCTACGGTTGGACTTGACAAAGAACAGATATCAGAATACAATCAAGCCGTCTTCGAAAAACTATGGGAGGAAGTCCGGAAGATCCCACTAGATGTCCAAGCAAAACAAAGAGCGGCAAAAATGATGCGTGAATATCAACGAGGAAAGCGAGGTCTACTGTGAAACGTTCGAAGCACTCACTCTCACACTATAAACTTCTCACGTGCGACATGGGACAGCTCGTCCCCTGTGGCCTCGTCGAGGCGATGCCTGGCGATACCTTCCAACACTCCACTTCAATGCTCATTCGGCTGTCCCCCTTGATGGCCCCGGTGATGCACCCTGTCTCAGTCAGAGTTCACCATTGGTTCGTCCCGTTCCGTCTTCTCTGGGACGATTGGGAAGACTTTATCACGGGAGGTCCTGACGGTATGGGAGTGTCCGGCTATCCCTCTAATTCCGTCCCCTTCCTCGTCAATCAAGGTACTCTCTACGATTTCATGGGCGTGCCCCCAGGCAAAACCTATCCCATAGGCGCGATCTCTCTTCTCCCCATCTACGCGTACAACCTTATCTTCAACGAGTTCTATAGAGATCAGGATCTAGTCCCTGAGGTCGGTATATCTAATCAGAACGTTCAAAAGGTCGCCTGGGAAAAAGATTACTTCACTACAGCTCGCCCATGGTCACAGAAAGGTCCCTCAGTCGTCGTCCCGATCGGCAGTCTCGCTCCGGTCATCACCAACAATCAGGATATGCGGTGGAAGACGTCCCTCTCGGATGCGCTCGTAGCAATAGATGGTGCCGGCGCAGTCACAAGCGCCGTCGGTGCTGCTGGTAACGCAAAGTGGGGTACGGAAACAGGTCTACAAGCGGATCTCCAATTAGCTACCGGTCCAGAAATTATCGAGTGGCGGCGAGCATTCGCATTACAACGCTACCAGGAAGCGAGGGCGCAGTATGGATCTCGTTATACAGAGTATTTGCGGTATCTGGGTGTCCGCCCTGCGGATGCAAGGTTACAGCGACCAGAATATCTCGGGGGTGGCAAGCAAACTATCGCGTTTTCTGAGGTTCTTAGAACAGGAAACGAAACAGCGGCAACAACCAACCCTATCGGAGAAATGAAAGGTCACGGGATCTCGGCAATGAGGTCGAATCGCTATCGGTACTTCTGTCAGGAACATGGTTACATTCTCTCGCTGATGTCAGTCAGGCCCCGTTCCATGTATACAGATGGGGTCCCCCGTACCTGGTCGAAGAGAACAAAAGAAGAATACTATCAGAAGGAACTAGAATTGATCGGCGCGCAGGAAGTCTACAATAGGGAAGTCTTCGCGGATGGAAGTGCAGCGGATGCAGAAGTCTTCGGTTATCAGGATCGGTATTCGGAGTACAGGCACGAGTATTCCAGTATTGCAAACGAGTTCAGGACAACGCTGGATTACTGGCACTTGGCACGGAAATTTGCGACCCTGCCCGTACTCAACAATTCGTTCGTAGAGTGTGACCCGACAAAAAGAGTCTTCGCAGAACAAACGCAGAATTCACTCTGGGTCATGTGTTCACACTCAATTCAAGCTCGTCGCATGGTAGGAAGAAAGACAATCGGAAGGATTATATAGAGCACGATATAGGCTCTTGTGGGGCGGCTTTGCGCCGCCCTACCCCCTACTAACAATCAGAGGAAAACATGGCGGAATACACAAAAGACAATCGCTTCGAGATACCGAATCAGAAACCAGTCGCCTTGCCTGTCGGTTATGAAAAACCAGAGAGCCTGGAAAGTATGATTGCTCGGATGGTGCGGATACACTCAAAAGCGGCGGAAGTTGTCGGGATGGAGTCGTTCGAAGAAGCAGACGATTTCGAGGTCGGAGACGAGGAAGGGGAGCTAGGACTCGGTGAGTTCCAGTTAACAGATATGCAGGAGGAAAAGATCTATGAAAGAAACAGTAACAACCGTGGAGCCGGTGACAATAAACGGCAAGATCGAGCTGCTCCCGATGACAGGCCCAAGGAAGGCGATGATGAGGAGGAAGTTCCTCCGGTGGCTGAAGAAGCTCCTGCTCCCAAAGGAAAAAAGGCCAAGAAAGAACCTGCGGCAAAAATCGCACAGTAGCTCTCTCTTGATGGCTACTGTGCTAGCTGACTTAGCCCTTATCCTCGGAGGCTGTGTACACGATGTCTGCCAACCCAACCCCTATCAGTATTCTCCTGGATGCGGCGTCGTCTATGACGGCGCGAAAGAAGCATCACCACTCCCGCAGGGAGGATTCTATTACGGACAATTTTGCTTCGGGCGGTGTTCATTCACCCTACCGCAACACGGTGCCCCGAAGCTTATTAACCCGTATAGAGGCAATGGAATCATTGTCTCAGGATCTAGTAAGTCGTGCGAGGAGGGACCCTCCCGACCAGGCTTACGTTAGGTTTCCATCAGGTACACTGGACCCTAGGAAACGATTACCTCTGCTCGGCCTGCGCAGTCAGGACGCTGCGCCTGTAGGCCGAACCTACCCCAGAGGCGAACTGTATCCTGGGCGTGACGCGCTCTTTAACCCGTTGCGCGAAGTCCCAGGAACTAAAACTATCTGTCAAAGACGAAGTGATCGTCGAAGAGCATTATTCAAGTTACACGTTGCGGGAAGCAGAAAAAGGCGAAGCCCAGGATCAGGGGGTTCCTACCGTCGGACCCCTGACTCCTATTATCATTGCAGAACATCGAGGTAAAACATGGAAATAGATTCAGCAGGATTAGGCCATATGGCCTTCGAAAAAACAGTACAAGGTGCTGGTGCCGGTACAGCAATTATGCCAGGTCTCGGCTCGGTGATCGGTGCCGGTATCGGTGCAGTCGGTGGCTTAGCTGGCGGTGTACTCTCAAACACGTTCAACAATCGAGCGGCTGATACAGCATGGGAAAGACAAAAGGAAGCGTTGCAAAACACAATTCAATGGCGAGTAGCCGATGCTAAAAAAGCTGGTATTCATCCTCTGTATGCTCTGGGGGCTCAGCCTATGTCCTCAGGTGCTATTCCTGTTATGGATACTCTTGGTGGACAATTAGCAAATGCCTCTCAGAATATAGGGAATGTGATTGCAAGGCAGATGTCTCCAACAGACAAAACGGTTGCAGCAATCGAATTAGATAACCTGTATGCTCAGAATCTGTACAATCGGTCCAAGGCAAAACTGGCTCAGAACGATGCGATACTGTCAGACTGGAATTTAGAATCAGTCAGAATGGGCGGTCAACCTAACGATCTCGGACTCCACCAT